TGCTATTGATTCAGCTAGTGGTAGACTTGTAGTAGGAGTCCCTATGGATGATACTAATGCCGTTGATGCTGGGTCGGTTTATGTATATCTACGGACTGGTGTTACATGGGCACTAGAAACTACTATCAATAACCCTACACCAGTATTGAGTGATAAATTTGGCACATCTATTGCTATTGATTCAACTGGTGGTAAACTGGTGATAGGAGTTCAAAACAAGTCCAAGGATGGTATTGGTGGCGTTGGTGGAATTTACCTATATGTAAGAACTGGCACCACCTGGGTATTAAATGCAACTATAGATAAACCATCCCCAATGGTTAATGATTTTTTTGGATCTTCAGTTTCCATTTCCACATCTGGACTTATGATAGCAGTAGGTTGTATAAGAGATAGTTACAATTATATGCGTGCAGGATCTGTATTTACTTATAATGCCACTATGCGTAAAATACTCAATATAAATGAAACAGGCTATACATCCACCAATAACATCCAACCTTTCTTAAGAGTAATTTAATTATGAGTCTACTAATATCAAAAAAGTCAACCCTATCATTAGAGCAACAATTAGATAGAATAACCCTAGAATCTAACCTATTAGATAACGTAACCGGGTTATTAGCAGAATATATACCAGGTATATATAAAAAAATTAATGATTTAGGTAAGTATCTAGTTATCGATGTTAAGGAACGGGAGTATCGTGACATACTTAGAATAAAGAAACTATCGATTAATGGATATAAGTATGATAGTTTAGAACCTATAGCCCATACATTAGTCATCGTACCATATGGTTTAAATACCCCGTTACTTGAATATATACCGGCTATTACCAACTCGTTAAAAATGGTAAATATACTGGCTACAGAATCGTTAATAGATTTTAACTTTGCACTATCTAAAGCTATCAGCGATTCAGAAAGTCGTAAAACCCTATCGGATAGAAAGTCTATTTACCTTGATATAGATAAAGCTAGGAAAGAGATATTGAATACTATAGAGTTATTCCAAACAACTAAAGGAGCTAGGGATAAACTACCGGTATATAAAGTAGTAGATCGGATAAGTGACGTTAGACTCATTATTGATAGTGCTACGGATTTATCAATAATGATTAAAAATGGTAGTCTAAAAAATATTAAAGATGAAGTTGATAAAACAATATCTTTAATGGATATAGTTATTAAAAGATTAGATGGTAATGATGGTATATCTGAACTATCATCTACTATAGTTAGGAATTTAGCAGAAGAATCTTACATCATAGCTAAGGTTATAGAGCTACTAACGATCATCAAATATAGAGCTGATAATGTTATAGTATCCACTATAGATCTAGCTGGGTTAGTTTTGAATAAAAAATAAAAGTAATTCTTAGGGGTGTTTAGTTTATCGCCTATGTAAGCAAGTTAAAATACTAAATAGATCTTTCCTATACCTATACCAGCCACTAGTGGCTGGTATAGGATTACTATCACACCCTTTTAATGAATACCCTATCTGCAAAATAGTTACTAAATAAACCGACACCCGTATCATTATTTACAATAATACAATATGTAAAATTACTATCAGATGATGAGACCATTACAAGTTTTAAAGTTGTATCCTTACCCTCTAGCTTTTTAAGAGCATTCCTATTGGGTAGATCTATACCTAGACAAATCGTAATTTTATAACTAACACTTTTAAACCTTACTCCAATCTTAATATGTTTAACACTACTATCTAAAGATCCTTTAAGTTTATTTGCATCAGTGTAGAACGTATCTGTTATGTCTTGTATTTCCATATACTCACTACCTACATTACCTCTATCGCTATCACTATTACTTATAGTTAAGTAAGCATCTAATCTTTCTTCTAGTAGGTTAAAGTTATCTATAGCCCTAAGTGATAATAGTACCGGTTTGAGCTCTATAGTCATAGGGGATTTATTGGCAAACATTAGATTATAACTCTGTCTAAAGGTATTAAATATCAGACCTTTATATAGAGCTAGAGGTCTACAGACGTTCTTATTGAACAAACTCTCTAGCTTAACCATAAAGATGCCGTTATACCCACTAGAATCAGTCACCATAGCCTGCTTATTTAAAAGTAACCCTATTGTAGCATCAGGCTCACTAAGTCTTATAACGCTATAGCTAGCTTCCGGTTTACGTTTACCTATAAGAGTATCTTCAGCATCATTGTCAGCTAAATAATAGGTGCCTTTAGATGCATTATCACCCCTACTATTAAAATATAACCTCCTATGCGAGAAGAATGGATTACGCACAATAGTGGGGTTCCAGTACTTAGTAATGTCACTAAGTTTGATAACCCTCTCTAATGTTCCAGCCATACTGTAGTTAATAGCTATGGTTGCTAGCTCATCAGCCTTTTCATTACCTAGATGACCGTCATGTGCTTTAATCCAAGATATTTTAAACTCCACTACACCCTTTATTTTAGTTATTAACAAGTCTAATTCTAACCACAGCAATTTATTACTAACTTCAACACCATCCCGCTTAACAAAGTTGGTCTTTTTCCACATGGGTAGCCATTCATTAACACCTTTACAGGTAATATCACTATCAGTATATATACATAGTGATTTAACATCATATTGTATAGCTAGCTTAATAGCTTCTATAACACCTACTAGTTCAGCTTGGTTATTAGTTCCATTATTACCTAACGGTATAACGGCGTCTATGTACTGAGTAGGTTTAACTAAGGTCATAGTAGCTTCATCCATGACCACCTCTCTTTTATTATAATATCCGATATTAGTAATAGCCCAACCTTTTATATAAATAGGTTTATCGATATCCTCCTCAAATATATAACCATGCACCCCAGCTCCATAGTAGCCCGGATTAGGGTTGGCACCACCATCGGTATAGCATATTAGCGTACTCATAAAGGGTCCATATCTTGGAATGTAGCTTTAAATAGTTTAACGATATCTGGATGTCCTATGACGGTACATATTTTACCCCCTAGAATATCATATATAGGTAGTTGTAATAACTCTACTATGGTAGTAAGACCATTTAACGTCCCAACATAATAAAACTCATAATAAAACATATCAATATCATCAGAGTCGTCGATCCATCCTTCACAGATTAGGATATCACCATTAGCATCTACGAAAAAAAAGCTACAACTATTTTTATCTTGGTCTAAAATCTCAATGAACCCCGGAGTCTCAAAGTCGTAGTGACTAAGCACTACCGTTTCTGATAAGCTATTACATATGAACTTTTTAACTAACTCAACGTCAATATCGAGGCTGTTATTATAGCTAATATCATGCGATGGAACTCTAGGATTTAGACTTATATTACTAATATAAGATGTGTTTATTGATATAATCAAACTATTTTCTATAGTCATTTAAATTGATCCTTTTAGTTGCGGTTAATACTTCATTACATAACGTTACATATTAAAAAAAGAAAGATAGTTATAGTACAACGGATATCCGTTGTACTATAATGTTATCAACCTTTACGATACTCTCGTATATACATATGACTTATATATCCTACCTCCCTTACCCGGTTATACACCCACTCACTCATTATAATTTTTCAGACCACCTAACCTAATCCATTAGCATGTTGAGCTATGACATGTAGTTGTATCAACTTTAAACTAGTTAATTTGAGCATTTAACTCAACCATCTGATCAACAGTTAATTCAACACTCCTGAGATCGGAGGAAACCATTAGTCTGAAAATGTCAAATAGTTCCTCCTGATAGCTCACAGACTCTATATGCTAGATGCATGGGTAACGTACCTATACATACATCCTTAACTTTCAGACTATCACAGAATTGTTGATCTGCATGATTAACTAATAAGACGATACAGCTGCATGTCTAGTAATGGTGTATATCATATATTTCTTCTAACAATTATAGGTAAACTACATATCACATGATATGTAGGTGTAATGTCTAACTAAAATTGGTACTATCATATAAAGTATATATGATAGTATAATAATGATCATAGTGTATGAACTACTGATTACTATTGATATTAAAACATTATTCACTGGTTTATAATATGACGTGTATATATTATATCACATATTCACCCATAGTTAAAAAAATATAGGAATGTTAAATGAATAACATAGTTCCACATATAGGAGCCTCGGGCTTTTATGATTTATTACCTCCATTCAATAACCTGATTAATCCTGAAGAGCAGTATACCTGTAAAGCTGTCCGTACAATATCTGATTATATAAGTAACAATGAGGATATAAAGAGTACAATATATGATGCTAATGGAATACCTCCTACTGAATATCAACAGCAGGTAGTTAATGATATAGAGATCATTTCACTACAGTCAGATTTGGGTCATTGGATTTATGTGCCAGTGGTTTATATCGCTAAACTGCCGGATCCTAATGGGGTTATATATCGCACAGGGGTAATCGGGGTTAGCTTACCACTCTTACCAGCGGATCTAGATTTAACACATATTCATACTGCTATAAAAGATCTTATAGTTAGTAGATTAGGGGTTATTCCAGCTATAAAAAGTATAGAGACCTCCAAGCCCATATTAATAACTGAAGCAAAGCATACACAGCATACTGCAACACGTTTACAGTTAACCAGTGGTGATGTTACAGATAGTTCTAGGGTTATGAGGCTTCAAAACACGCTAACCGAAGCACTTGCTAAAATATCAGAATTGGAAGGATACATACTTCTTAAGCATATATAAAATAACTATAACACGTCAAAAGAAGAATAAAAAAGACAGGACTGACATGATAGGTCAGTCCTGTCTTAACAGATATTATGTAGATTCTATTGTACCATCCCCATTAAACTCAGAGGGGTGATACCTTTCTTACCATCAGACCATCTTTAGGTAAAGTGGTATACGGTTAGCTTTGGTTGTTTCTATAGCATTTCTAGTCCCAACAGATATCCCATCCCATACCGCAATAACACCATCTGCGAATTTAATCATCTCACTATTACGCTGCATACCAGCTCTCTTACCTAATTCTTCCCAATATGGATAAAAGTATATTATAGGTAGGTTATGCTCTAAGGCATATTTCTCACCTAACGTATCAGCTCCTTTAGCACCACCTGATAATATCCTACCAACATTGAAGGGCGCTTCATTTATAGACTGGGATATCAAATCAATATCGGCTATAGTCCTACAGCCAACTACTGCTACATTAAGTGAATTAGTCAACTTCATCTTGATGCTATATAGTGTATATGTAAACCACCTACTTTCTTTTATATAAGAATCGCCGTATAACTCTAATGGTAATATATTATTACATAACAAATCACTAGTAATAGTATCTTTAGATATACTTCTAAATAGATTAGTGTATAGATTTTTAAAATAATCCTTATGATTCTTAGTTGATTTGTTTGATATGATCTTATTAAGATGTCCTGATAATAGAGTGCCTAATTCTGAATTAGCTTTTGATGATATGTTGATATGGTCTACCCCTTCATTAGATGGTATAAGCACCTTCCCATTAAACGTGTTATTATTTAATTTTTTCCAATACTTTTCAATAACCTTACCATGACATTGATTGGGGCAGCAGTAGCAAAGTAGTCTACTATTAGATTCTAGGGTCTTTATGTATTCAACGATACTACTATTACCCAAAAGTATTTGGTCATGTATGTAGTTATCATACATAGCTATAACCTCGGTTCTAGAGCCATGTACCCCTATCACAAAGGGGTTTCCTAATACAGAACCCCTACCTATGTAAATCGCATTATCAGTAGATTTATGGTGTTTGTTAAGTATTATCATGATATCTCCACCTTTTTATTAAACGATAGATCTCTAGGAATCTCTATATTAGATTCACTTAATATAGTTATATCAGCATTTTTAAAACTACCATAGTTAGAACTATAGTGTGATATCATAAATACTTGAGTAAACTCTGAATGTGTTAATATCTCGTTAATAGCGTAAAAGGCACTATCTCTATGCGACTTATCTAGTTTAACTCCAAATTCATCTAGAAATAATGGTGCGTTACCTAGATTTAAATACTTTGCACTCACCACTCTAAATGCTAAGTCTATGATTTCTTTCATGGCTGATGAACCTAGTTTAACGTCATTAATGATGTGATCGTCATTAATTTTTACATTAAATTTAAAATCTAAATCTACACTATCACCATCCGACGGTATGAGTTCCAAAGGATAAAGCCATATGGATTTTATGAATTGATTAAGTTCATAAATAAAGAAATTGATGAACCCATTAAGTCCTTTAGCTATCAGACCTTCAGATGGTGATAATTCCCTAACCGCTAGCTTTATTAATTTTTCCTCATTCTCTAATTCTAATAGATTATCAGTCATACTCTTTACTATTGCTATCTGACTATCAACCTTAGAGAGTTTCAGTTCTAATTGGGATATGGCTACGGTTACTTCATTTATAAGATCATTAAGGGTTTCTTGAGTTTTAATAACTTTAAGTTTACGCTCATTACGATATGTAGATTTAGCTAATCTTGTAAGTCTTGAAATGCTTTCCTCTAGTGATATAGTGTTGGCTAGTTGGTTTTCTAACTCGTTGTATTTAACTTGTGATTCTGAGATAGCGTTATTGTTCCTATGTAGCGAACTCTCTAAGGTATCTACTTGCTGGTTAATATTTCTAACACTGGTAATATTATCTTCTAATAGTTTACATTTAAGCTGCTTAACACTCTTTAATTCATCAGTTAATTTATTCATTTTAAGCATTATAAGAAGATCATCCCTAAGTATAACTAAATCATCAACTATCCTAGATGGTGATTTAAACACATACTCTTTATTAATAACATAATTCCAGTAGGGTTTCAATATAGAATATAATGACATTATCTGCTTAAGACTCCTAAGATTATCAAAATAGTCAGATAGTTCTTTTAAGGTATTTGTTATAGCCGTTATATCTTTGGATATCGTAACAAGTCTACTTTCACGGGTGGTTATACTAGATATTATATGGTTATACTTGGAGTCATCATACCCCATAGCCCATCTAAATTTACATTTGGGACAGTCTACTTGATTATGGATTTTAAGATGTTCTAGTTCACTTTTTAGTTTTGTATCTCTATTTTGCTCACCATCTAACTTCCTATATTCTATCTTTAATAGAGTTAACTTTTCATCCAGATCGATTTGTCGCTCTCTAGTAAAATCACTATTTATATTAACTGGTATTATAGAGCAAATATTGATTAGATCTGGGCGTATTGTATCTATCACATTAATGGCTTCAGAATCTGTTATTGGTAGATTCAGATATAATCCTTTTTCTAGAGTATTTATACTACTAGATAACTCATCTATATTCTTATCTAAATCCCCAGAGCCATCAATATTGCCTTTAGATAAGATATCTTGTATGATCCTATTCTCTTTAAGTTCCTCATATATGATTTCTGATACCCCCTTTAACCTCTGAATTTCTAATTGCACAACTAAGAGGTTAAGTTTTAGATTATCAACCTCCCCCAATTTGACATCATTCATTAATGTGGTAGTCGTATCTACAAGAGACATTATGCTATCATAACTACTAGAAATCGTTGATAATATAGAAGACTTATCTGGAATTGTAGTTTTGAGAGATAGTAAATCCTGACGTAGTAAATTTAAACCATCAAGCTTACTCTTAAGTTTTACGGTATCTTCTTCAGAAAGTAACTTATCGGATTCTTGAACTAGTCGTACTCGTGATAGTTTAGTACCTCCTAAAAGATCCCGATGTCTTTCTTTCAATTTGTTATAAAAACGTATGGCATAAGTGTAATCGCTATCACATATTTTAGTAAACCAATTACGTCTTTCCATAACAGACATACTATGAAAACCGGTAGATCCTATCATTAGGTTATGGATATCCTGTGTTATATTAAACTCGGATTCTACAAGTTCTTTATATACAGTTATGGTACTACTAGGGTTAATCTCACGACCATCTTTAATGAAACTATAGCTTTTATTAGATCTAAAATCACTCAGTAAGATAAAGGTAGAGGATCTATGCTCTATAATAATCTCCTTATACCCACCTTTGGAAAATTCGTTTGCGATAGCTGGTAAAGGTGATAGTTCTTTCAATAACGACGATTTACCAGAACCGTTAGTACCTAGAATAAACTGAATCTTACTCTCGGGTGTCAGTTTTATACGGTTAATGTTATTAAGAGCTAGTCTTTTATACCCCACTAATTCTATTGATATTATCTTCATCATACCCTCCTCATTTATATTGTATATAATCTAACATTAAATAAAAAAAAATGGAAAAGAATATTTTACTATCCGCCCTTGGCACTATTGTGCTAACAGCCCTTATAGCTTACTACTATTTCAGACATGAAAGTAAGCAAATGTACAATAAGATTTATAATAAATTAGATCTGGAAGATGGTTTATATCATGAATTGAGCCTACCTACTAAAATACACATCAATCTTAAACATAAAATTCTAATACAAAGATTTAATATAGAACGTAAGCGTCTTAATTTAGCACTATCTATATATGCAGTGTCTGGCAACCGTGTAGCCGAACTTAAAGTAGGGCAGCATTATAGGAGACTAGCAGCCATTAAATGTAAACTTAAATCTGCAAATCTTAATAGTGAACTAGAGGTTATCGATATTAGTAAATTTAAAGAGTTACGGGATACAGAATGTCCCAAATTGAATGAATACTATAATGCACCATACTTTAAGATCGTCAATATCTTAAAGGATTTGGATAAACAATTAACACACAATAGGTAAAATAATGAATAGTATGACCTCTGGGCTAGTCATGTATAGCATAGGTATAGTCAAAACCGATAAACTCCGTAGCTCGGATATAATTAATGTTATACCCATTGAGGAATTGCCGTTGCTACATGGAGATTTAATAAACAATAAAACGGTAACTATGGAAAGTAACAAACCTAATAAGGATGGTGTTGTTAATAATGAATCACTTGAAAGTGATAATTACATACAGGCATCGTGGTTACCATATAGTAATAGTAATAGACTAACATCCCCAGATGTTATTAAAGGGGAAACCGTCATTTTATTTCGCTATCAAGATACTGATGAATACTACTGGACTACAATTTTTAGAGAACCATCTATACGTAGATTAGAAACCGTGATATATGCATATGGTGATCTTAAGGATGGTAACGTACCTCTAGATAAAAACACAACATACTACATGGCAGTTAGTACGCATGATAAATATGTAAAAGTACACACTTCTAAGTCTGATGGTGAACCATTTGAGTATGATATAATGCTAGACACTGCAAATGGAACTCTTAATGTTAATGATAATATTGGTAATAATATTAGTTTGGATAGTAGGACTAGTACTGCTGCTATAACTACGAATCTAGAAGTTATTCTTAATAGTGCTAAAGTTACTATTAATGCTAGTTCTGAGATCAAGATGAATACACCAATTGTTAGAATTAGTAATGATGTTATAATAGGTGGGTCTACACATACTGATGGTGATGTAGTTATAGGTGGTACTAGCACTACTGGTGGAACTGCTACTTTCTTAGGTGGTACTATCGGCGATAATATAGGTAGGCTATAATGATCTACCATATAGGAGCTAAACTTTATAATGATATTAGACCATTAGCATTTCAGAATTTAAAATATGAAGTTAATGATGATGTTGAAGTTGACTATGACCGAACCGTTTTTGCATTCCCTTCAATAGTTACTAAGGATGATATTCTACTACTTAGGAATGCTGGATTTAAACCGTGGTTGGTATCAGATATCTTATATATTTACACAATTGATTTGCAAAAGGAGATTGGTAAGGTAGATAAGATACATATAGAATCAACTCCTGAGCAAGAGATATACGATGATGAGTTATGGGATAAATTTATTAAGAATGAAATGGTGCAACATGGTAACTTTAAATTAGCTAAGGCTAGATATATCGAGCAAAGAGATCGATTTTTAACTAATGTAAATTTTACAGGTGTTGGATATTTAAAATATTCAAAGACACATAGTTTTGATATGACTAAATACTTTAAACATAATGTTAAGGTAGGCAAGAAGGAACAGTATGCTAGTATGATTCCACATCTAGGTGTAGTGGTTAATGAACCATTATCTTATATTAAAGTAGATAAGCTTATATTTAAGAAATAGTCTATACAGACCATCCAAATGGATGGTCTGTATATTTAATTTAAATAAGCTTCTCCAACCCATATACCCTAACTGCTACATTGGCATTACTTGATCTTACAATGATGCTTTCACCTGCACTTAAAACCATACAAGTTCTTTCTAAACCATCACCTTTACCTGCAAGTATTGCATCATACTCTATATAATCCGCTAAACCTGGGGTGGCACTTGCCGCTATAGCTATTCGTATAGTAGCAGCACTCCCTGTCTGATTAACTAGATTAATTGAAACTGTAGCGAAGTCTACTGTAGATGGTACTGTATAAACTACCACATCGCTATTAGCTACAGACATAACTCTACCCAATACACCATTTGCCATGAATTTACCTCATCGTTAGTTATTAATAAATGTATAGATACTCAAGTACCCATTCTAGCTATACTATTAAGACATCATTTTAAATAAAAAAGGATAAAGACCCTTATGCCAATAGCATCATCATATACATATGTACAAGCCCTAGTTCTTAAAAAAGGATTAGTTAAATCTTGGGAAACTTTAGACGTATCTAATATTCCTGTAAAGATTCTCTATACTGATTTTCTTAAGGTATTGGTAACAGTTACTAATACCGCCACCACTATTAAGTTTGATTTAGATGATTTAAGATCGCTATATAATACCTATGAAGGTAATATCATAGATATGTTACAACTGGTAAGTCCAGCTAACATAACCCCAAGCGCCATACCTACGAATAAAGTAGATCATATACATTATGGAAATGCTATACAACTTAATTATAACTTTAGTAAGGCCCCCATAGCTAAAGATTTGCTTATAAAAAGAGATGGTTTAAACTATATACATAGCCACACTCTGATATCCGTTAATGGCTTTTACCATATGACAGATATGATAGACCTAGATACAGTGAGTATAAAAGACGCTGACACTACACTTAGTTTGAGTAATACTAGCAACATAGGCATTACTAGCTTTATGGATATCGGAGCATTAACTAAGGTTAAAATAATACCTTCTATGATATCTCCAATAACTACCCCTAACCTTATGGATGGGATACAGTTTACATATAATGGATCACTTACTGGTAAAACAGTCTTATTAATACTTGGTGGTTATTTAATAATGACTGAACCAGGAGTATTTTGGAAGAGTGGTAATAATACATTTAACCTAAATCTAAATAATCTATCATACATAGAACGTCTAACTGAATCTAGTAACTATATTGACCTATCTAGTCTAAACACCAACTTATTAACTCAACCTTTAACAAATGCTGAAATAGCATTCTTAACTTCTAACAATAGTATAACAAACTACCTAACCCTCTCACAGAGTTTTTTGGTTATTATAGATAGTCCCATGCTACTAGATAGCCAACTATATCTTAGGGATACCTCACATCTAGGTGAGTTAAAAATATATCAAACCCCAGATTTTTTATTAAAAAGTAATTTCGGTAAGGTAATAGAATACTGGAAATCTTATGATAATGAACTATGGTGTGTAACCATCCTAGATAATTTATTGCGTAATGATATCAATAATGGTAAAAAAATGATTATGAGTGATATAATAGCTTTTAAATAGGTATACGTGTATTAAATAGATGATTACTATAACTAGGTGTTATATAACACCTAGTTATAGATTATGTTATTGTTTGATATTAAAGATAGGTTAAAGTAATATGATGTATTTTAACACAGTCATTAACTCTCTAGTTATGGACGTATAAACGTCACTACCAAAGGATGAAAGTGTAATGACTACCAATGATATTACTCCAAGTAAAATGATTAATAATGTTTTATTCATACTTTTTTCTAAAAAATGAATCTTTTTCAAGGTATGCTCATTTATTTGAGTATTAATAACACTATCAGGTTCGCTAACCTCTGGAGTATGGTCTTTATGACCACTTCCATGTACTAACAGTTGATCGGCCACTGGTTTAATGTCACTTTTATTGAGCAATACCTTATCTTCTACTAAAAAACATAGGTTAATGAGTCCTCTTAAAAGAACCCTCTTTTCTTTAGTAGATAGTTTGTTAAATATAGCTAGTATGTTATCATATATTTTACCATCGTACTCAGATTCTGATATATTTTTAATCTTAGCTATGACCGTTATTAAATATAATGGTGCATTAGATTTCAATATAACTCTCCTTAGGTAGGTTAAAAGACTCCCATATATTATCTATTATAAGTAGTTCATCGTCAGTGGCATTTGGTCCTACTATGATATCTGACAATTCTAAACCAATGGATGGATTAGTTAATGCCAGCCTTAGATTTATCTGAGAGATATCAGCATAATTAAGGTCTATATGATCTAGTAAAGCATCTACTTCAATATCTATCTTACACCAGTCTAAGGCAATACCTTCTTCGTTGAAGAAGATGTCTATTTCATATGCTAGGTTAGGTAATAAAATACTTTCACCATCTATAGCCAAAGTAACACTAGTAGAGTTAATAATATATCTATCCTTAATAACTACACATTCTGCGGTTCCTATGAATCCCTCTAAGAAATCGGAGTTTACAACTGTATTATACTCTATACAAGAATCGTATTTCTTACTAATATCCTTAACTTTGAATGTGAATTCATAATCATCCTTTGACCCTCCATCGATAACTTTAGTAGTTTTCCGAACTCTACATCGCGTACCATCTATAAACCTACCTTGTATTTGAACCTGTCGTATTGGGGTGAGGGTAGATAGACCAGCCATAGATAATAGTTTAGCATAAACCACTATCTCATTTTCAGAAGATTTATTAGTTTTATTTGTCATTTGAACTCTTAATACCTTTACTATATTTCTTTTGTAGGTTTGCTAAACTCTTTAACTTAACATTACACTTATCGATATCAGTTAATAGAGATAAAATATAATTTATTAGAAAATCCTCCTTTTCAATATAGGTACTATTAATATATACTCGCTGATCTATAGGTCTAGATATATTACAAGGTTTCAATAGATATCTAGGGTAGAGTAGTGGTTTATAAATTATTCTAGTTTCCACTACTACCTCAGGTTTAGAATTAAAGGCACAGGAACTTAGTGTTAATCCAACTAACACCACCATTATGACATTCTTCATAGTATTCTCCATAGTTAACAACTTTGAGTGATTTTACAATATTTGGTCCAAACGGCAGCTATTTGAACGCTTGAAATTTTTTTTTGAGTAAGTCTATCTTTAACTGTCCGGGTATTGGTTTTAGGTTTTACAATATGAATATCTTCTGTAGTAGAAGATAATATTTTTACAGTAGGTATAGTAGATCTTTTACCAATCTCAGATTTAAGTGATGTTCGTGTAGCAATCTCGGATTGCAGTTTACGTATAACTAAATCCTTTTTAATAAGCATATCTCTGAGATTGTTAGATAGCTTATTTGAAGTATTGTTTACCTTTATAACAGCATCTAATTTATCATTCCAAGATTTATTTCCAATTTCCACGGCTTGTTTCATAGCTTGAGTATTAGTTTGTAGGACCTCACTTTTAATTTTTTGATTCTTAACAGTCACTCTAAGTGAACTTATCGTATCCATACCTAATATGGTACGAAGTCTCTCACTCCCATTATAAATAAGAATGGATATAAGTATGAGTAATACTCCTATAAGTAATATATGGGTTAGATTAGGTATAATTTTACGATTAATAAACGATTGGATAGCGGTTAGTATTATTATGAACAAGAAGGGTCTCCTATGAGATTTAAATATGTATACATGATAGCTATGGCATCTTGACTGTGCTCATCCAAACTATCTAAAGGGTTGGTTAGTTTATCCATAATACAACGCTTATTAGTTATAGCCCTAGTTACATCTACTTTACCACTCATAATTCCAGCGCCTATTGTCTTCTTTATAAGCAGCGGTTGTATGATGGGTATTTCAATATAGGGATCGTGACTATAAACGCCATTGCGTATAAAAGATAAGGTCTCCACAAGTGAGGCGTATGCCATGGGTCTAAATCTACTATAGAATGGACCTTCACACACCACTACACTAGGGTTATAAAAATTACATATAGACTCGATAGTTAAACTAAGACTTTTGAGTTTAATATACCTTTCACCTACAATATCAATTGCTTCACTTACACGGCCATCCTTAGGATTAGGACGTATGGTAAACGCTCGTATACTTTCTATTACACCATGATCGAGGGTATAAACTGAAACTCCAGTGAAATTGATACCTGGATCTAACCCTACTAGATTAAATCTGTTATAAGACTCTGGTATATAGAGTGGCATTATATCACCATCATAGGCTCATTAGAACCCATATCCATAGTAAGACTAATGTCAGAATTGGCTGTGTTAACATCGATATATGTACCAATGAAACTATTAATCTGAGTAGCTAAGCTCTCACTATACTCAAACCTATTGCTGGTAATATCAATATCAGATATTAGTATATCTACACCTGAACATATACCTATTTCTGATATAATTGCACCACTACTATCCCCAGTAAGTATTGTTACTGCACTAATAAGATCCTGAATATCGGTCAGGTCCATATGAAAAGACATCTTAGCACTAACTACTAAATATGTACCGTCAGCTACTACATTTGTATTGGTATTAATCGTAGGGACTGTGGGATTCAAATCGGCGCTTGTGAAGTCTTGTAACGTCGTAGTTATAACTCCTTTGGCGATAGTCCTATGCTCTATAGTAGGTCTTAAAGCATCATTAGTTAAAACTTTCATATAATATCCTATATAGTTTACACCTCCTATGGATAACTTCTTACGTAAACGATACTTATTACGTTCTATATCTGATAGATCGTTATTTACGGATCTTAGCACAAATGGTATCTGATTATATAACGATACGTCTGCTGGTGTATGTGGTATACTTTCATTCCTAACTACACCAGAGGCATCAGTTAGAGGGGTATGCCCTCCATTACCAATAACTAGATATTTAATATTAGGGATATCGGACAGATTAAGTAACCTATCTTGATGTATGCTTAACTTCTCATTTAGTGTAGTATTCTGTTTTATATCTACATGTAGGCCCAACATCTTAGTAGTTTGTAGATGGGCGCCTATTATAGTACGTTGATTAGTAACTGCGGTTATCATTCTTAATTACCTGTAAGGGGTTGGTTATTACTGGAATTGTAGAGATTCTGTATTTTAGACAATATTAGGGATTCTCCTACTGGTGTAACTATATTTACGTTATCTTTATATAGTGACTGTATATGAATTTTCATAGAAGGTGTATCAACAGATATGTCAAGTGTATTATTTAAATTCACTATAGTTTGGGTGGTATAGCTTTTAAGTTCTTCTAATACAGCTACTAGATTTTTCTGAATGTTACCTATGTTTTTGGATGGGTCTATAAAATAGCCAGTAGTGTCTTTTAGTATATTATTTATGATATTGGTAGCAACATCATCTTGTAATCTAATAGTAGGTAGACCTCTACTTGAGAGCCAGTTCCCCATATCTAAGACTTCAAGTCCAAGATCTATAGATTCATGACCATACATTCTATCTATCATTATTTTAGCATATCCATATATGAATGGATCGGATATATTAGCTAATATCAACCAGTATTGATATGCTTTATTGAATACGTTAATAGCATATTTATGAAAGTCCCCAGTATTGTTTATTGTAAGATTTGTAGTTTGACCTTCTAATATAAGATCTGCTAGCCAACTTAATTCTACCAGGGTTATATCTAACAACTCTTGTTTGGTAGGAGGGGTAGTTAGTCTATGCTTATTAGACACGTAATTAGGCATTGATGATACCACAGCACCGGTACTAGTCAGTATTAGATATTGTGTGTATATAAAGGAGTCTTTTAATGATAGGTTGACAATATCACTAGTGATAGGATTAATGACTCCTACAATACCTATATAAGTATTATTCAAAACTCTATACCCCCATTCTCTCATAAAAACATCTGAAATTAAATCAGGTATGGATCCAGTATAATCAAACATATTTGATGCCAGATCTTTAGTGTGTATAATATTGGTATTTGAGACTTTAAGAGAACTCCCTATTTTACCCTCATCATATTTATAAACATCTGTATTATCTATAGCTAAAGCATACTCATTAGTAACCAGTTTACTGAATGGTAGTAATGTAACATCCTTAACCGATTTACTACCATTGATAGACTTACTCATGATTATTAATTCTGGATATAACTCTTTATCAAATATATCCTTTAACCTAATACTATATTCACTAATGGGTATATTACGAAGGGTTAGTATTTTATCTATTAAAGTAGTTAATGTAGAAGATGTGCCAACATTCTTATCTATATTGAGTATATTTCTATATAAATATAACTTCTGTTCTAAGGTCAGATATGGGATAAACCTATCTAGTTTTTTATGACTAGCTAAATATTGACCTATGTGAAAGCTATGTGTATAGTTACTTTTACAGTTATCCAATCGAATGTTATGAATTTCAGTAAGTATATTTAGGTATAGTATAGATAACTGAGCTGCTGGATATAAATTGTTACTAATCCCATAGGCTCTAACGTCCCATCTAGCCATAAAGTTATCAATAAAAGATTGTAGTGATGGTATGAGTTTAATCTCTTGAGGTTCAACTAGAGCTTTATCATAATAGAGGATGGTGTGATCTTTTGCTGTTATTGCGTAGTTTATATCTACGGGGTTAAGTATTCCTAGTATTAAAGGTTCTTGATCTGGATATCTATTAACTAAACTTCTATAGTATCTAGAACCATACACGTACCCTTTCTTAGTAATGGGGTGGGTGTTTAAATTAGCTTTATTAAAATCTATAGTAGTATGGTCATCTAATGATAATATCTGCATATTAACATCTATATCATGATAAACGCCAGATAAATTTAAATAATATTTCCATGTTGTGGGAGTATTTAATAAAACCGATCCAGCTCCATGAACTAACGTTATATAATCGTTAGTAAGCTGAGCTGACATATTAGATTTTATAGTCAGAGTTCTACATAGAGATTCATTGAGGTCTATGTAGTTTTTAAGAAGATTTGTATTCATGGGACCTAAAAATGAAAGATAGTAAGTTAAGTGAAGTTATACAACAAACTAATACTGGTAAAAAATACCCAGCTATTAGTCTAGTTAAGGATAATCCAGAACTCGCAGCCGTTATTAGTAAGTTAGTTAAAAGTAGAGATACTGGCAAATTTGATATGGATAAGGAGAAGACCTCTAACTACCTTAATCAGGGACAGTTAGAAAAGATTAGTAGTGGGATACAGCAGAATATCGTTGATAGTGAAAGTATAGTACAACTGTTTCCTGATATAGAATTAAGCATACAAATATTAATAAGTTCAGTACTATCACCAAAGGATATGACTAATTCAGATCTTATTTATAAGACCCCTTACTCTAATATGGGTAATGAATTATCTACTAAGCTTAATCAGGTAATCAGATCACATATGTCGGAATATTATAAGTTAGATGGTGAGCTTCCTAAGATGTTAAGGGATTCGCTGTTTACTAAAGGTAGTTATATCAAAATGGTAATGCCGGAATCTATAGTAGATGAGGTCGTTAATTTTAATAGTGTAAGTACCGAATCGCTATCTGAACTATTTAAAAAAGACTTTGATGGTAGTTTGGGTATATTAGGTAATTATAAAAAAGCCGTATCTAATCAGTTTTCTTTAGAGTCATTAGCCCTATCTAATGATATTGGCAAATATGTAGGAGGGTTGGTAGTAGAGGATAATGAACGCCTTGAGAATTGCATTGGTAATCTTGTTGATATAACTGATAACTATAAGATACTTAAAGTTCCTAAAGTCATGGAGAAGGTGAGGGCTTCTAAGATAAAAAAAATTATAAAATCCAACAGTGTAGCAGTTGAAAGTAATACGATAACTAATAAAGAAGTATCATCAGCATTATATAAAGGAGCTAGTAAAAAAGCGGAACAGTTTGTCATCATACCAGAACCAACATTAGCTAAACGTAAATCCGTAGCTAGACCTCTAGTAATGAAGTTGCCTTCTGAATCAGTTATACCAGTTTACACACCAGGAGATGAGGCTAACCATATAGGTTATTTTATCATCATAGATAATGAGGGTAATCCCGTTACTATAGATGGTAATGGGGGTCATAGTTCAGATTTACAATCACTATTATCAAACTCTAAAAGTAATAATAATGATTCAGTAAGTTCTATGCTTATCGATAAAGCTAAGAATAACTTGATAGGTAGTGGTAGGGCTCCAACACTAGACCAGATAACCACGGTCTATGGAAATATAATTGAACGTAATTTAGTTACAAGGTTACGTAATGGTATCTATAACTCAACCCTTAAAATATCTAACTCTCAAGAAATCTATAGGGTAATGCTTACTAGAGTTTTATCAGAACAGTATACTAGATTAGTATATGTACCAGTAGAACTAGTTGGCTATTTAGCTTTTAAATATAATAATAATGGCACCGGTCGATCTTATTTAGATGATGTTAAAGTATTAACCTCACTAAGGGCTATGCTCCTATTCTCTAAAGTTATGGCTATGACTAAAAATGCTATTAACCTAACTAGAGTTAATATGACGTTAGATCCTAAAGATCCGGATCCAGAGAAAACTATGGAGTTAGCCATACATGAAATAGCTAAAACGAGACAACAATATTTTCCATTAGGGATTAACTCACCTGTTGATTTGGTAGATTGGATACAGAAAGCTGGCTTTGAATTTACCTTTGAAGGGCATCCTGGATTACCAGATACTAAATTTGATTTTGAAACTAAGAATATACAGCGCGATATACCTGATAGTGATTTAGATGAACTACTACGTAAACAAACATACATGGCATTCGGACTATCTCCAGAAGTAGTTGATGATGCATTTAGCGGTGACTTTGCTACTACTGTAGTAGCCAATAATTTACTATTAGCTAAGCGCATAAGACATCTTCAGACTGTATTCTCAACATATATAGCTGACTTAAATAAGAAAATTACATTCGCGGATCCCATCTTAATGGGCGAGTTAACTGACTTGATACGTTCAAATAAGGATGCTATTGAAACTAATATGAGTGATGGTGATAGACCCATCTACGATAATAACCCTGATGAATATATTGCAACGATATTGGAAGAGCATATAGAGTCTTTAGAGATAGACTTACCTCAGCCAGATACTGTTACATTAGAGAATCTATCTGAGGCATTTGATAACTATGTAGATAATCTAGAAAAGGCTATCGATGCTATCATCTCTACGGATTCAATAACATCAGAGTTGGCTGGAGATGTTTCCAATAACATAGATACTATTAAGTCTATAGTTAAGAACTACTATATAAGAAGGTGGATGAGTAATAACGGTTATCTACCAGAGTTAAGTGAGATAACAACTGTAGATGAAGATGGCAAACCATCAATAGATCTATTTGAGATATCTAAAGATCATGTAGAAAGTATCATTAAAGCTACTATAAAACTAGTAAGTAAGGTAGACCCTCTCAAGAAAGCTGCTGATAAAGATTTAGAGAATCTAGATAAGACTATTGATGATGATGCTGATAGTGAGGTTGATAATAACGATAATGATTTTGACACATCTTCTGAAATTGAATTATAACTAAAAAAAAAATAAGAAAGAGCATACCCCAGACGGTAATAGTCTGGGGTATGATACATAGATGTCAAAGTCATAACCTGCGTTAGCCACGATGTCATAATGACATCGTGGCTATCCGACTTGGCAAACCCCCCTATTGGTAAGGCTATCTAATAGTTATAAACTATATCTATGTAATAGGTTAAATATGATTAAATTAATACTAACACATACTCTGGAATTTCAAAGTACGACTCAAAAACTCTATATTTAACACCATCATTCGTTACAAGGTAATTAGAGGCTGCTGCAAATTCTTCAGCTTCCACCACTGTAGCAGCATGTTCTAGAATGTTAAACAACCTAGGTGACGAGTCCTTAGTTACTGTGAACTCATTATCCTTTATACTCATGTTTAAATCATGTACGTTAAACTTAGTCGTAGTAACTACAAAAGTAGTTGATATGAATGTAACAAAGTGGGATTTACACATCGAAATTGAAGACTTAAGAGCTTTGATAGTAGCATCACATAACTTAGTTCTAATACCAGTCATCACTTCTTTCTCAAAGATTTTATAAGCCTCAGCTGATATAACACCCCATTCTCGTTTAAGGAAATAATATAATTCAGTAGCGTCTTCACAGAAATCGTCGATTGATAACTTACATCTTAAGTTCTTCTTGATAAAGTTATTAACTGCAATAGTCAATCTGGTATTAACCGTAACTGCTAGTTTAAGTATTGATTTAGATTTTTCACCATCCCGCTCTACTGTAGTTTCACCCAACTCTTGTAGAATCTCACCTAAATGGTTGAAGTTGGTAGCCGTGCGAATCTTAGCCATTTCTGAACTAACATCATGGGGTGTTATTATAGGCTCACTTAATACCCCTAACTCTATGTTATATAAAGGCTCTATTTCTAAACCAGCGCTTTTAGATATTGTAGAAATCTCAGCGTCCACAACTGCATCACGTAAGGATGTTTTAACCATAGGGATTAACCCTACCTTAGTATTAACACACTTACTACTAGCTTTATTAATACTTTCTACATCGGCTCTTATTTCTTCTTTAATAGTTGGTGGATTCACTACTATCTTACCCCCTAGTGTGGTTACTTTATGTTGATCTCTATTCATTGGTTTCTCCCATAGTTTATTATGAATTGGATATTCTATTCTAGATTCTTCCGGAATAGGAGTTCTTTTATTGTCACGAATATTATCATCTGTATCTCCTAATTCTATTTGAAATCCATCATCAGATATAGTACTGTTTACTGGAAAGCCATGCTCATCTAAAGATTCGTCTTTAGTTACAGTCTGACTATTACCATTCTTTAAGGTGAAGTCATTCTGTACGGTATTTAAGTTTCTGACCCTCACATCTGGGTGGAACTTATTGATGAGGTATTGCGGTATCCCTGAATCTTTTATATCATGCTCTATGGTGAACTTAACAATAGACTCCATAGTAACATCGTTAATACCTTCCCAATAAGCAGCGATATCTTCAGGGTTATCTAAATGTGTAGGTTTATGCATATCAGGATCTGACATACTTATATTTTCATCACGATTTTTAACCCTATCGACTATAGGCATCCTTTGAATCGGCGGACTAACATGACTATCACGGTTAGTTCTTTCACGTACCATATTATCTTCAAAAGGTCCCGGTCTTATTGCATCGTATCGCGTAACAGCTCTAGGTTTATTTGGACTATCGTTTACTCCAGGTTGATTAAATGGGTTACCACCAACTCTCTGATCATTTTGTGGGTATTGTCCTTGAGGGTACGGTTGTTGTGGATATTGTCCTTGAGGTGGTTGCGGATATTGTCCTTGAGGGTACGGTTGTTGTGGATACTGTCCTTGAGGTGGTTGCGGATATTGACCCTGAGGTCTATACGGATATTGTCCTTGAGGTTGTTGTGGATATTGACCTTGAGGTGGTTGCGGATATTGACCTTGAGGGTACTGTTGTTGTGGATATTGTCCCTGAGGTCTATACGGATATTGTCCTTGAGGTGGTTGCGGATATTGACCTTGAGGGTACTGTTGTTGTGGATATTGTCCCTGAGGTTGTTGTGGATATTGACCTTGAGGTGGTTGCGGGTATTGACCTTGAGGGTACGGTTGTTGTGGATATTGTCCCTGGGGGTACGGTTGTTGCATTACATTATTCTGGTATGCTGGATTCTGCATTGATCTTTTAGCTGCTATATCAGCAGGGTTTGTAGAATTGGATGGTGGGTTATTCCAAGATTTATTTCCCATGTTATTTCTCCTATTATGATTGTTTATGTTATTTTTACGTTTAGAGGCATCAGCCTTGGATTGTAGTTCTTCTATTTTGGCATATGTTGCTAAATACCATTCTGCTTGTGAGTAAATGTCAGGATACCCATCCCGTATCTGCTCATCAGGCATATATACATTCATACTCTGAAACTCGTTATAAGCGTCTTTATACTTATTTAAGAGTCTAGTAAAATGACGTATTCCCTTTTCAGTTTTATCGATTGTATTATTTATAATATATTTTTCTTCGGGTACAGTAAGTCCAAGGTCCTCATAATACCTTTCGTAAATCATAGCACATCTATCTGAAACTGGTATACTACTATTGGTATAATCTAATCGATGGGATGTTTTATCTGTAAATGAATACTCCCCAGATATCATCATAGGTCGCTTAATGAACATACTCTCTCTTATTTTAGCATATTCGATAGCTAGAACAAATGCAGACCTAACTACATCTGGATCTAGATATCGAATAATGCTAGGGGTATGTACAACCAGAAATGCTTTATAATATTGAATAGCCTTTCTAGCAGCTACCCTAACATCTGAGGCTGCATCATGCACCGTACCAGACTCTACTTTTAAGAATAGATCATCAAAAGCTGTAGTAAATATCCACAGATAATGATCGTTATGAAAGTTGTTACTGGTTACCATGTAGTATAGGTTAGTGCCATCAAAACCGTGATATCTGACCCTATTTAACTCATTACCTATCGATATAGCCATAAGCTTCCCTAAGTTAGCTAGGTCGCTTGACACGAGGATATTGGGTATGTGAGGATGGACGCTATCATAAAACTCATAACTAGGTGGTATATTCTTAGCATTCTGCGGTAATATTTCTAACTGGAAAGTAGTTCGGTTCAAATCCTCAACTGGGATATGAACGAAGTTACCCTCATTATCAAAACATGGATTGTTCATACGTGACTCCAAAGTAGACCCTAACCTAATCAGGAGTCTATGGGTTTAAATTATAGGCATTTTCAACATACGCTCTAATTCAGAACGTATCTTATCGAACTCCTCTTGTGGTTTAATAACTCCCGATTTTAAATCAATGTTAATATATGGATTTATTTTACAAATCGGTGTTGGGTTTGATTTAGGTAAAAACAGCAAACTACCAGTTTCTAACATGCTGGGATCTAGATGTTTATCCACTCCTAAACTAAGTCTCCTCTTAGAAGAACCTTTACCATTAGGCGAATTCTCCTGTTCGGATATCTTACTAGTTAATTTAGGATACATATTATCCCCTGAATAGGATACCATTTCAGCACATACCCTATTAGAGGTTAATGATGATATACCCCTCATCTTTAAAGTCTTGTTAAATATCTCTATAACATTCATACATGTTATACCTACCTTTCTGTTAGGTCGTGATAATTTAAATGATACGTTGAATATGTCACTGGTGATACTATATAGAACGTAATATAACACCTCTAGCGATTTACCAAATATGTTAAGTCCACTATTACTACGACTTAAAATAAGTTCATTAAAACGTATAGATATCAATGCTGTAAGATCATAAAAATTATCTACCATGTAGCCACTATCTACAAGCTTCTCCCTTACAATAGAGTCAACATAACAGTCTAAGCTGTTGTAATGTTCATTAAGATCACCTAGTAGCTTATTCTCACCATAGTTACCACTAAATAATATATGCCCTAATAAAATTCTCCAAGTATTAACGTTATCCAACATATCTAGATTAATACGATCTGGAAAATGGTCTACTATATAGAAAAATTCAACTATGAATACCTTAACCGACTCATTATATTCTGATCTAGGTATAAGTATTACTAATTTGGAGGGTGTATAGTTATCAGTGATATAGGTTTTGGGTTTAACTCCAGTAGATTTACATACTACATACTCACTTAATGGGTATTGGTTCAGATCAGTCGTCTCATCTATAGCTATAGGCACTATATTAAGGTATTTATTAAACCCTTCCCTAAACCCCATTTTACCCAGAATATAATGTAACATACAACTCCGAGCTTTAGTTGTTATAGGTAACTTATCGACACTATTATTATTATACATCTTTGACCATATAACATTATGCACTTCTTTTCTACCGTCAACTATAACTGTATGATATAGTCTAAAAAACTTAATCTTATATCTTAAGAGTCTTACAAATATAGAGTTATTACTAGGGGTTATAACTTTATCATTAAGTACTGGCGTTATATGTATTTTAGCACCCTTTAGATATAAAATGGATGATTCATGTACATAGGGCAAGAATATATATTTAGAAAACTCTTTAGTTAATCCAGTAAAGTCGGTATAACTAAAGTCAAACCGAACTAGGTAAATGTCAGATCTGGAAATATCTACCAGTCGTTTATTATTACGTAACTTCGTTATCTCTTCATACTCCTCCTTAGGGGTACATCTTACATATCTTAAATATGTAAGGTTTTCATGTTGCATAGCGATCTTAAATACCCGATCTATATATTCTAATGACCTATCTAGATAAAGTCCAGGTAACCCCTCAACTACATGTTTGTTAAACTTAGGCGCCGTTTCCTCCAGAAACTCTGAAAAAATAACATCCATACAGCTCTCTCCTTTTTTTTTATTGTTTCATTTTTGAATATATGGTGTAAGCTCCAGCACAGGTACCTGCTGTAGCTACTACTGTTTTTAAAATACTCAAATAAGATTCACTCTTATGTCTAGCATTAGATACTGTAGCTCTCTCTTCATTATGCTTATGCTTAGCACGTTCCTCTTTCAGCCTTATCTCAGCCTGCTCTTTTTCACTTTTCAACCTCATCCTTAACTGTTCCATTTCTAGATTTAACTTATGGATAGATCTATCAAATTTAACGCGATCTTCCTCTAGTTTTACTGCAGCCTGCTCTTTTTCAATTATATACAACTCATCATCTCGCTTCCTCTTATTCATATCTATTTCTTCTTGTTTCAAAAGCTTTTCTAAGGCTAAACGTTCTTTAAGTCCATCCAACGATGAATTCTTTTCTACCAAAGTCCTATTAGAATCTATAAACATTAGTGACTTAGCTTTTTCTAGTGTCATATGCTCATACTTAATTTTTCCACCAACCTTAGAAACATAATGAATACCATCTTTTAGATTAGTTGATTTGATTATAGGTATTTCAACTGTATCTTTCCCCAACTTTATATATTGAGGCTCTACGATGTCAGCATTATCTACTACCAGTATTTTAACTATAACTCCGGCTTCCCTAAACTCCTCTGTTACAAAGAGATTAGAGTTAAGGTGGTAATCTGGTACTTTTAGTGTGACGTCATAGACCCCTAAATATAGCATTATCCCATAATCACTGATTATGAGAGCTTTACTTCTACTGGTACTACATATAGAGGTCATTTTAGAAATATTTATAGTCTCTGTAAAGAAGTCGTTAATAGTAATCTTTCTTTCTAAGGTTATATTTACAATACCTACTGGTAAGCTATTTAAATTACGATTAATATATGCATTACCTTCTTTAAGCATTAATGACTCAATTCGATTTAGCCCCCCTTGATTATCTAACTTATCATTTAAATGAAGTAATGATAGTTTGAAACTATGAACCGTAGGATAACTATAGGTTACTAATACTGATACGGTATCGGTATCTATATCGTGACTATTATGTGAAACATATCTACTATGCATGGCTGGTTCAATGCTGGATATACCAGCCATATCTATAACGTTCAAGGTCATAGCGGTTCTATTAATAACTCGTATAGACTGACTGGGCTCTACTAGCTTATAATCATAGGATTCACTACTCATATCCCGTTTTGAAATAAATGGGATTGGATTATAGAAGAAATCTCCAGTATCCAATCCCATATTTAAATCATCTAACATAAATACCTCCCATACTACGATAGCAACATTACTATCAATTATAGTATATATGAGTCAAACTAGATGATTGAATATATCTTTTACTGTGAATTTAGAACCCATAGCCCTTCTGCATTCTTTTTAACCCAAGCGTGGTCTACTACAACTAACCCTTGGGATAATGACCATTGTCCAGATTCTGATCTTTGTTGGGTTTCTGTTTGGAGAACTACACTACCACCGACCTGCATAGCTTTAGTGGTCTTCATCCAACCACCACTCTCACTACTAGCTTTACTGATGAGTTTCCAAATGTGTGGATCACCAGTAATTTGAATATCAGATATTAGCTCTTTAGCTGATTCTGGTGATGTTACGTTTAATACTTTATTCATTTTCAATTACCAATTCGGATTCAGAAGTGTTTTCGATTATAGTATCGAGGTTATGGTCTAGGCAGGGGAATTGACTAGCTAACTTATCTTTGGAAGATTGAAGTTTTTTAACCCTATCAAGTTCCCAGCTGTCTAGTGCATTATGTAATTCGGGAATTATACCTTCTAATGCAGTCACTAGCATTAGTTTTCTAGTAGCAAAGTCACTATCTACCATCTCTCTAACAACCCTTCCTTTGAAATAGTCTATACAAACTATCCTAGTAACCCCAGCAGTCATGCGTAGAATATGTAGATTACTAGCTTTGAGAGATTTAAGAGCTTTCATAGCTACCACTCTATTTTTACTATAGCTTAACACTTTATATATATAACTACTATCTATTAAACTATTATCTTCTAAGATTATGTTATTAGGATGGGTCGCTATAGTGTATAACTCGGATAGACCCTTAGTAGTTAATCGTAATCTACGTAGTCTACTTTCAATGGGTATTGCTTTTTTCTTCATTCTAAACTCCTATTAGTGAGTATTTGTAACAAGGGTACTACATCACATTACAGCTAGAATTATTTTTTTAATACTAAGACTATCTGACTGTGCTAAGATGCACAGTCAGATAGTCTTATTTACAATATAACACATAAATATGATAAAGGGATAGGTTGTAACCTAGAGTCTCTGAAGACTCTAGGTTACAGGATACTACTTATACTACATGATTTTTAATTGCAATACTATTAATAACGCTAGGTACGTTAGTAACTGTTAACATAGTCATGACTGGTAAATGTTGGATAAATAAATAACGAGGCTGTACAACAGTCTCTTTACTCATTTGACCACCACGAGAGATATTAGCAGTTAATACCAACTCTGGACCAAAGGCCATATTACCAAAGTTCAAAGGATTTGGTGTTACATTACGAGATTCGTCAAACACTCCAAAAGTAATAAAGATTTTACCAGCTACACGATTATCTAAAGTAGATACAATACGAACATCAAACTCACCACCTAAGGTACGTAAGTCACCAGTCACTTCTAAATATCTAGCTAGAACTGGATCAGTACCAATGATTACTGTTGGTACTGGACCGATACCACCAGCGAAAGCATCTGCAGCAGCTTTATATTCACTATCACGATACATACGGTATGCATAGTCACGAACTTTATTAACAATTGCCGCTTGAATATCTTGAGCCCGTTGAAATGAAGTTAATGAATTGATAACTGCATTCATATCAATATTTTCTTCGTAGTACGTAGGACGTACATAGAAGCGACCAACCCCTAATAAATCAGGACCTTCAGATACTACATCACGAGCATCTATATAATCGCGTAACATAACAGCGCCATTAATTAGTGCAGTTACAGCTTCGTTAGAGGTACGGATACGTGTAGCAGTGATAAGAGCTTGGATATCAGAAGTATCAGTTTGACCATCAGTATTGATAGGGTGGATAGTAGTAATCGGTGAGCGTAATGGTACGTTATACATTTGAGTGTATTTGGTAACATCAATTAACTGACCACGCTGTCTACGGTTCATGTTAGTACGATATGCTTGTAACTCATATCCTTCTATAGTCCCTGTATTTAATAAGGTTACTATAGGTAATGCTGGTAATGCTGTTTGATCTAAGAAATTACCAGTGGCATCTTGAACTGTAGAAACTGCAACATAGTTAGCAAATACATTCGTTTCACCAGTTTCGATATTTACAGATCCAGTGATATTAACTTCTAATCTAACAATCAAGTTAGTAGTTACAATTGGAGCTAATGCAACTAATGGTGTACCATCAGCTTGTAATGTATTTAAGTTGATAAGGATAGACGTTGTTTGGAAGTTCAACGTCATAACTCGATAGTTATTCTGAACACCATGAGTAAAGTTAGCTAATGGTAGATTAGAAGTGTTGATCTTAAGTACGTCTGTTACCGGAGTTGCACCAGAAGCGTCTGTTACTGATAGATACAGGTTCTGTAGTGAGATATATGGATCAATAGAATCGGTTTGATCCATAACTCCAGAGTTAAGTAACTCGGTAGTTTGAGAGATGCCTAGTAAATCTACCTTAACCCCTGGTAACAGTGGTGCAGTCTGAATTAAAGTACCTTCTAAATCAATATTAAAAGGTACGATTAAAACGGGATCGGAAAAGTTAGCTACTGATTGTGGACGTACTACTGGAATAATACGAGTTTGCTCTTTACGTAAAACAGACGGATCAGCAATAGCACGAATGATATTACGTTTCTTGAAGTCTGAGAAAACACCAGAAATATCACGTTGAACGCCATCATACACCATCATCAATGATACTGTGATTCCAAATCCAACATTATCAGGAGTGATAACTATAGTAGGGAAGAAAGTTTCACCAAACTCGTCTTGTCGTGAAGCTTGCATGTTATATGCGATAGAGTATATTACAGCATTTCGGTTTTCACGTTCATCATATGCTTCTAATGAAAAAGATCGCTCTGATACTGAATCAGCTAAACCCATTGACTGCACAACACCCATAGATTCGGTAGAGACTGTTGGGAATTCTGTAGTATGCGAAAGGAATTGTTTGTAATCTCCCGCTAAAATACCAGCAGCTGTACCAGCAGCAATCTGGGCATCGTTAAGTCGATCTGAGATCCCTAAGTCTGCAGCAATAGATTCTAAACTTACAGATAATTCATTAGTAGCTGAATTAAGAGAGTGTAATTGATCATCTCTTAAAGACTCTAGTGATAATGCTGATGTAGTTATTTGAGGTGTAACCGTTTGCGATTTATTGATGGTATTATCTAAAGATTCAACAATACGATCTAAGGATGTTACCGCAGTTACGGTTTTTGATGTAAAAATATTCTTCATTAAGGGGCTCCGTTATGAAGTAAGGGGAAATAAAAAAGCTATCGATAGTTTTTTAAGATCATAATTAATTTAAAAGTCAATGTGATCAAATGACTATAAATATAGTAAGATATTAGTTTACTATATTATAACCTACTAAATGCTATTTGTTTAAGGATAGTAATCTAAGATACCTATAGAATAACCCAGTTTTAGCTACAGCCGCTATAGATGCTATCTTATATAATGATTTAAGAACATCCTGTACAAAAATGAGATCTTTACGACTATCTTTTAAATAAGTTAGAAACCCATCATCTATGATAATTATCAACATGGATGGTAATACTACAAATGAAAATGGTTTTTCATTAGAGTCTATAGGTAGTTGTAACCTAGCTTGGATATTCTTAAGGGTACTAGCCATATCCGCTATAGGTAGAATGGTGTGCTCATATTCTATGAGTTCAGTTTCGGTAGGTTGAATTAAGAAGTCATTTAGTCCATTATTACTACTACCTAGTGTTAGTCCATTTATTTGTAGGTTGTTAAGGGCTATAAGCTCCGCTATATCTAATATAGATAAAATAGATCTTAGTTCCTTATATAATATACGATCTTTAATGATTACCTTTTTACTTATAGCATTAAACTGCCATTTGGGGATAAATAAATATCCAGGTTGTTCTACTAATACTTTCATGAACCCTCCAACTGGGTTTTAAAAATGTCTCGGTATATATAATAGACCGGGAACTATAACTTAAAAAAAAAATATGAATGATAAACTACTATTAACCAAGAGTATAGCTTTACTATACAGAGAAAGTCTATGTGATGACATAACTGAAAACAGTTCAGAGCTAGTCAGAACTGTTTTAGAGAATATTAAAACTACAGATATAGAGGTAGGTTTATCTGATGAAAAAGAGATCATTGATGCCCTTAAGCTAACAGTTCTAAGTATGTGTAATAACCCTCTTGACCATACCTATCTTAAAGATGATTTACTATCAACTATTAAAGTAAATACTAATGATGACGAAAAACTCTTTAGCATAATATCTGACTTAATAACCAATGACCTTAAACCTAACTATATTAAACGTTCTATAGTTAACCTACGGAAGAACCTAACTGATTATTTCAAAGAACAGAACGTTGGTGAGATATTAACTCAAGCTAGTTACAAATTCAAATATAAACGTGAAAAAATAAAGGATATTAAAGGATTCATATCTGAGGTCATCTCTCAATTAGAACCCTTACAAATATCCACTACTGCTAAAGATCCTGCCATAACTGGTGATGTTGATCTAGGTGATGATGATTCACTACATAAGCTTTTTGATGATATAAAAAAAGCTAATAATGGTCAAAACGTTTATAAAACAGGATGGACTGCCTTGAATAGAGCTTTGCAAGGGGGATTTAGACCAGGATTAACCATGATAGGAGCATTACAACATAAGTATAAAACTGGATTTTCACTATCATTATTTAAACAGATAGCCTTATATAATAAACCTTTAACTACAGATAAAGATAAAAAACCTTTACTGTTACGTATTTCATTTGAGGATGATTTAGATCTTAATATACAATTCCTCTATCAATCCCTTATGTATGATGAAACTAGGGAGAAGGTGGATATGGACATAGATTCTACAGTGATGGCCAAGTATATTAAAGAAAAACTTCAAGTTAATGGATTCCACATAAAGTTACTTAGGGTTAATCCTGATCAGTGGACTTATAGATCTATATGTAATAAGGTTATAGAATTAGAGGCCCAAGGTTATAATATTGAAGTTCTGATGTTAGACTATTTAAGTAAAATAAGCTTAGAAGGGTGTGCTCAAGGACCAGCAGGTACTGAATATTTAGATATGTTTAGCAAGATACGTAATTTCGCAGCACCTCATGGAATTGCCGCTATAACACCCCATCAATTAAATACAGAAGCTAGTGGTTTATTACGGAATGGTTTAGCTGATGATCAATTAACTAAACGAGTATGTGGTGGAACCCATACCCAATTTAGTAGACAGCTATCTCAAATAGTTGACTTAGAGCTATACATTCATATATGTAAGCAAGATGGTAACTCATTTCTTTCTATTAGTAGAGGTAAGCATAGAATACCTACAATAATACCAGATAGTCATCAACATTTCTTTTTACAATTTCCTAATAATGGTATGCCTATACCTGATGACGATATAGATGCTGGTGAAGATAACTCCATCCGCCGTTTAAGTTCAGTATCATCTAATGCCGATAGTGAATTGTTCGATTTTTAAAAAAAATAATATCTTTACCATATATCCCCAGACTACAAGAGTCTGGGGATATATGGAGGATTCTACTAGTCGTTAAATACCTTTAGGTTCGATACGGTTGACCGTTTTGGTTTTTCATGTCCTATTAACGTTTGGTATGTTAATGAGAACCGTTTAGCTTCTCTTTCATCGGTGTACATTAATGGAGTATTTTTTAATATACGTTCAGCTAACAGTATAGTTTCCCACTTATCTGGGGTAATAACGCATAGCTCGATATGGTAGAGGGTACTATAAAAATAGTCTATAAACCCTCTATTTACAAATGTTTGTTTATTTTTAACGCCCTTAATACCCTTATTATAAAGTTTCACTATAGGTAGGATTTCATCAGTTCTGACAAACCCAAGAATATTTAGATTAGTCTTAACACTACTCAGACCTTTAACTAGAACCAGAGATGGATTAAGATATACATAATCACCAAATGTTAAGAGTTCGAGAAATGGAATTGTAACCTCTTTACTATTACAGTTATTAATATATTCTGTAATTATCCGGTGGTCACTTATATGGTTAGCTAGTCCACTATAGCATTTATTGATAATTTTTTTCATATTGAAGTTATTTTTGTTAAGTGTCAAATAGTATCATGATGTCGTATACCATGGTACTAGCCGTACAACCCATCTAGCTGTCTATAGATGATGTTATATATAGTTAAATCAGTATCTGTTTTAACATCTATAGATACTGGTTTAATATGCCTAGGTATAGTTGGAGCCATGGCATCTCCTATTTGAAAATCAGTTATTATTGTAGCATATACTTCATTAGCGTATAACATGCCAGACTTTAACACTTTTTCTCCACCAATTATCCATATATTATGATTTTTATATTTAACCAAGGCTTTTCTTAGACTTCCAAGTATTTCAGCTCCATTTGCTACGTAGTTGGTATTCGAAGTTAGTACCACATTAACCCTATCAGGGAGTGGTCTAGATTCTTGGGGTAAGGACTCCCATGTAGACCTCCCCATTATAACAACATCGCCTTTAGTAAGTTCTTTAAATCTTTTAAGATCCGATGGTACAGATCTTAATAACCCACCATCTTTACCTATATAACCAAGAATATTACAGCAGTATATTAATCTAATCATTATTCCTCCTATTAGAATTTTACTTTAATTTCAATGGACATCCCATTTAAGGTATTGAAATTAAAGTCCTTAACACCATGGTATGTGAGGGGTTTTGAAAGTACAACGTTACCATCATCATATACCTTTGCAGTAAATACCTTGATGGAATAAGGTAATTCAAGATCAAATGGTATGGCTATAGTGGTACATTCATCTATATCATTTCTGTATATTCCTATTTTATCGAATATTACTAATACATCTTTAGAACTTATGGGGGTTTGATGGATAACGCGATTTAGAACTATTTCGATTAAGTTAGCGTACTTATGATGGGTCATTCTGTCAGTTTCTAACAAACTTTCTTCTACTGTTTCTAGTGTATAATACATTACATACTCTCTAAGGATGACCCTAACTTATAAGTTAGGGTCAATAATTAAAAGGGATTATTTATTTATTTACGGGGTAGTCTATAACCCCATGGTTTTCATATCCAGCTATTTTAATGTCACTGAATTGTAGCTTAAAGATATCTTTAGGTCCAGATATCTTAATGGTTGGCCGGGTCATTGGCTGTCTACACAGTTGCGTCTCCACGTTAGATAACTGGTTAGTATAGATATGACCATCCCCTACTGTAATAATTAGCTCTTTAGGTTTATAGTCTAGGCTATAAGCTAACATATGCAATAATAATGCATATTGCGATATGTTATATGGTAATCCTATTGGTATATCACTAGATCTAATATTTAGATGCAGCGATAGCTCCAGAGTGTCTTTAGTTAAACCCTCCTCAACAAAACACTGAAACATCATGTGACATGGTGCTAGTGCACCCCTACCTAATAAAACATTCCGTTGAGGTGAGAGTTTCTCAAATGGTATTAACGATGGTATCCATGCCGTAACCACATGTCTAGAACTAAACGGTCTTTCCTTTAAACCGATAACTAAGTTGTTAAGTTGGTCTACTGTACTATTATACAGAAGTCTACAAAAGTTTAATAATGTTACCTCATCCCGCTCTTCTTTAGATAGTGTATCATATAGTGACTTAAATATGGCTAGTTTAGCACTAGGAATGTCATCTAACTTGTCAACACTAGGCCACGATGTGTTAAGTAGTCCTTGTGGTGCGTCGCGCCAATTAGGTCCATAAATATTACCTATGGTGCCAATCTTATCCTTAAGGTGTTCCTCTAAGTCCATCTTTAGAGTTTTATTACTTTCGCTAATAGGAATGCTATTAGCATATTCCGTTATATCGGAGTCCTTAACCGTCCATAAGTCCCATATCTTAATACCTTCGCTAGTTAAAGCTTTAGTCGTCTCTGAACCCGAAATAAACCATAACATCTCTTTTATTAGAGTGTTATAATATATTTTTCTAGTTGTGACTAGTGGGAATCCCTCATCCATATTGAAGCGTAATTGTCTAACAATTACGCTTCTACGACCGATACCAGTTCTATCAATATGGTCTTTACCATTATAAAAACACTCTTTTAATAATTGTAAATAGTTACGCATTAGTAGAAACCTCTCTTAGTAGTATGTTTGTTTATGATTTAAATGTATTAACAAGAATGTATGAAACATCATTCTTGTTATGGGTAAAGTTTACCGATAGTAAAGATCCACTAACCTCCAATGAGGCAGTATCTACCTCACCGTTATTATAAAATAGATATCTATAAAGTATAGATGTAGTTGGATAATTCATACCTATGATGACGCTAGCCTTCAGACCATCACTTGATGATGGTCTGAAAATGATTACATCAAATAAACTTTCTGCAATCTGAATCTCTTCAAATTCAGCTATCCCAATAGCCAGATTCAGATACTCTTTCTGACTATCGTTTAAATTTGGATGGCTTTTAATATGAATGTTATGTACCTGTTTTTCTAGTGTCATTATATATTTCCAAGTGGGGGGGAGGGTAATATTGGAGTTACTAGTATCCCACCAATTAGATCCATATCTGCATTATTTAACTTGAGTATAAAATCTAAAACCCGTTTATATCGTCCAGGTATTGTTTTATTAAACTCAATACGGACTAGAGATTTCCATTCATTACCCAGCTCACTACGCAATACGATTGTAGTAACAAGACTACTAAGTCTATCCCTGTCTTTCCTAGATAAACTATATAGCATCTTTTCAGTTAGTTCACGTTTAGACATTTTAACACCCTATGTGAGTTATAGTAACTAAAACGATATCGTTTTAGTCTACGATTAAGTTTTAATAATAATAACCATCTTCAAGATCACTCACATCATCTTGTATCTCTTTCTCATCTTCCCGTAATTGCTGATCGTCATAAATATTGCTATCTAATTCAGCATGTGTTAATAAATACATAATTATATCCTCGCTACATAGTAGCATTTGGTTTTATTGATAGTAGTATTGCTATCATTTATAGTATATATAGGTATAAATTGTTGATAAGTTAAAATAATCTATAAATTTATTTAAGTAATGGTTTATATTTATCCAACCGTAGTCTCAATACGTTATAAACATGTTCCCTATTTATATCACAGGCATTTTTACCACCATATAAAACACGTTTACTCTTAGAACAGTATTTCTCTACGTTATCAAACCATAGATCTGGATTACAATTAGCAGCTAACCCACATACTCTTCTATCCCTACCCACACCCCTTAATCCACCATTATAGGCAGCGTCGCTCATAGCAACTCTAGCTTGAATATCTTTTATCTTATATAACGCTTTATAGTTATCGCTAGACATAAGCATTATAGCTAGTATCTGTAAATCAGGTCTAGTTTCGATAGTACCCCATGATAGATCTTTAAGTTCACTCATATACTTCTTACGTAGTGAACTTAAACTATCAAAACGTATACTACCATCGGATCTATAAGCTTTAGTTAGCTGACCTAACCCTATACCTAACTCTCGTTTAGTATCCAATTTAGATTTAGGATTCCAGCATTTACTATGAGTAAGATAAATACAGGACTCCTGCTCTATGAGACTACCAAAATACCCAGGCATCGGAAATCTTGGTAGAATACGTTCCCGCTCACACTTAACTACTGGTAGAACTCTATATGCCAGTCTAGGTATATAAGTTCTAACATTTATTCTAGGTCTAGAGTGTAGCTCATCTGCACTTATTAAGAGAAGTATTAGTATTATTAACTTATGTAGCATTTAAGTATTCCGCAACTGATTTTAAATTAGAAAAGACTTTAGCTCCATTGGAAGCTACTAATTTAGCTACAGCATCTAATGACTTCTTGATAGGTACATCGAAACTCATAGCGAATCCAGATCTAGGATCTGAATCTGAATCTAGGATGCAAAATATAGTATGATCGGGTCTTTTATTACTATCGTCAACAACTTCAGCTATAGAATACGATCCTAACATCCTAGGGGTAATGACGTATAACAGATAGTCACAAACCTTACGTTCTAAAATCTCCCTATCCATATCTCCAACACTCCAATCCTCTACGATTGGATTGAAGTAATCTATTTCTAATAATGGAATCAGATCAGATCTCCATTTTGAATTATTACAGGTACCCCCTAAAAAAACTTTCATAACCCACCTCAATTTTAAATTAATGTTGCAATTATCACAACACTTATAGCTAACATGATAATGGATATAGCTATAGTAGCTAATCCGGCACCTTCAGAACTTTCCAAGGCTCTAATGAAATACACCTTAAGATCTATATAGTCTAATAATGCACGTCTAGATATATGTAACATGCCAATATAAAGAATAGTCTTAAGTAGTATAAGTAGGGTTGATAGAGTGCTAGCCCCTATAGTTAAGTTTTGTACTATACCGATGTCGGGATCCGATAGAAACCATAGTAGTGTAACTAATAACCCACCAATACCCATGTAAAAATGTCTAAATCTCATAAATGAATGTCTCCTAAATAAAGATAGTGTAGGGGTATTCCCCTACACTATCTACTATATCATTATTTTAATCTAAGAAATTGCTGTAATTCTGAAATTGGGTTATAGCCACTATTACTTATTCTAAGTATGCTAGGGGGTTGTATTGTGCCAACATATACGGATCCAGAGTTGGGGTTACCAAAACTATCTAAGGGTGCCGAAATACATGCTAGTGTAGCATTCTTATCAATCCTAACGGTTTCACCAAATGCAATCCCCTTTGGAACGCTAGCATATACAATCCCACTTAGGGACCATACAATACCAACTCTAGTATATATAAAAGCTATACTAGTTGGTGAGGTTTTACTAGCCCCAACTATCAAAGTAGTACCATCATCAGTCATATCGACAGAGGAGCCAAAATTAATATTAACGGAAGATCCATATGAAAGTGTAGTCTCTAACGTCCATGTAGTACCGGTACGTAAGTAGATATATACCTCACCGTTACTACCACCATCAATAGAAGCAATAGCGACTCTAGTGGCATTTAGATCAAAAGCATAAGTAAGTGTTATAAGATCATTTTTTGGTAGCATGTTAGGAAATAGTGATTGCTCTAAGGTCCATACTGTACCAGTGCGTGAATAAATATATGCCCCTTCATGATCTATTACTTGAGGATCATCATATAGAGAGCCTACTATAACTCTATCCCCACTCCCACACATTCTGACTTTCTGTGCAAAATCCTCATAATGTAAAACTGATGGGGGTGTGCCCATACTACTCTCTAACGTCCAGGTGGTTCCAGTACGTAAGTATATGCAGATATTACCAGGTTGAGGTATAGTAATAGCTTCTTCAGTATGATTATTGGGGACTGCTACTATAATACGATCCCCAATATCAGATATATCT